CAGTAACCGTTACCGGTAGTAATGTGATACTTGAAAGGGTGTCTCAAAATAAAATTACGGCTTTAAATGCTTCACCTCTTACAGCTCCAAGCGTTGATTTCCCTGTTTACGTTCAAAGAGCAGACGACATATCAGTTTACCCAAATACCACGGGGCCACTATGGGCTACCTACATAAGATACCCTAAGGACCCTGTTTGGACATATTTAGCGCTAGGTAGTGGTAATACACCTATATTTACACAAACAGCTTCATTCCAAGACTTTGAGCTACCTAAAAGTTATCAAAACGAATTGGTAACCAAAATACTTCAGTACGCAGGGGTTGAGATTCGAGAAAAGATGGTGATTGACTTTGCTAACAACGAAGAACAAAAAAATAATATACAGCAGCAATAATGGCATATATATCTCAATACGAATATTACGAAAATAGTGGCTCTAGCCCCAAGGATAAGAATTGGGGCTCGTATCAGTACGTTAGCTTAAAGGATATAGTAACAAACTTCATGCTTATGTATCAAGGGAATCACTCCCTTGTAAATAACGAGGAGCGATACAAGATTATATTCCACGCAAAACGTGCGATTCAAGAGCTTAACTATGATGCGTTCAAGGAAATCAAAGCGTTAGAGATTTCGCTGCCTGACACGGTACGATACGTACTCCCTTCGGACTATGTTAATTGGGTTAGGGTGTCGATGTTTGAGAACGGTGTATTATTTCCGTTAACTGAAAACATTCAAGCTACTACCGCTCAAGCGTATCTTAAAGATAATAGCGGTGCTTTATTGTTTGACGAGAACGGCGAGGTATTAAACCCTGAGTTCTCAGACTTTGACCTTGCGAGAATTAAAGGAACTAAGAAGAGTATATACTTAAACGAAGCTAGTCCATTTAATGGCAGTGAAGGTTATTGCTGTGACGGGGCTTGGTACTTTGATTATGCTATAGGTGCTCGTTATGGTTTGAATACAGAGACCGCAAACGCTAACCCAACCTTTAGAATAGACTCTAAAGCGGGTGTTATAAACTTTGACTCTACAATGGCAGGTAAATCTGTTATATTAGAGTACGTATCTGATGGTATGGAGGGTGGTAATGACTCACTTATTACTGTAAACAAGTTATTTGAAGAGTACGTATATGCATACATTCAGTACGCCATACTTAATAGTAAGCTTGGTGTTCAGGAGTATATTGTTGCTCGTGCGAGAAAGCAGAAGTCAGCGCTATTGCGTAATGCTAAAATAAGAATCAGTAACATACACCCCGGCAGATTGCTTATGAATCTAAGAGGGCAATCTAAGTGGATTAAGTAGTATGGTGAAAATATCAAGAAACTTTATAGCGGGTAAGATGAACAAGTCTGTCGATGAGAGACTTGTGCCCAACGGTCAGTACGTAGACGCGATGAACGTGCGCCTTGGCTCTACTGAAGAATCAGAAATAGGTTCTGTAGAAAATGCTAAAGGTAATGAAGCTTTAATAGAGCTTTCTTATGACGGAAACTCTTTAAGCAATCAAGCGAAATGTATTGGAGCGTATGAAGACGGTGCTAATGAAACCTTATATTGGTTTGTTCACGACTCAGGGTTTACATCTTCTAGCTCAGGGAAACTTGACCTTATAGTCTCTTACAACGCTAACACTAAAATCTCACGTTATCACGTTATTAGTGTTAATGATGGAGGCTATCAAAACACAACTTTAAATTTTAACAAAGACTACCTTATAACAGGGGTTGAGAAAGTTGAAGACTTACTTTTTTTTACTGATAATTTAAACGCTCCTAGACAAATAAATGTAAAAAGAAACTATCCTAACCCTGTTAACGCGATTGATGGTTTTAGTCAGGAGTCTATATCAGTGGTTAAAAAGCCGCCCTTTAACTCACCGGCTATACAACCTATATCTACCCTTAGCCAAGACAACTTCTTGGAGGATAGATTTATATGCTTTGCATATAGGTATAAGTATTCTGACGGAGAGTATTCAGCTACATCACAATTCTCTAAACCATCTTTTACACCAAGCACATTTAGATACAACCTTGCTACAGGACTGAACGATGGTATGATTAACACCACAAATGAGTGTGTGGTTACATACAATTCAGGAGGACCTCTTGTAAAATCTATTGACTTGCTGTTTAAAGACATGGAGTCATCTGTGATAAAGGTTATTGAGGAGATTAATAAAAGTGATTTAGGTTTAGCGGATAATACCGACTACACGTTCACATTTAATAATAGTAAGATATTTACAGTCCTTCCGGACTCAGAGATATTAAGGCTATACGATAACGTACCTAGAACAGCTCAAGCGCAAACGCTTATGGGTAACCGTCTTATGTACGGAAACTACATTGAGGGTTATGACTTAAAGGACTCTAATAATGTTCCTACAAAGTTTGAGTACACCACTACACTAAAAGAAGAAGAGATTGACTTCACGGATTTAAACGATTCCGTTCAACGCTCTACAGGTTCGTATACCATTGGTAGTAGCTCAAGGGCTGTTGATGATAGTATTATCTCTATAGACCTTGCAGGTTTAACTTTAAAGGCAGGAGCAGCAATAGGTATTACATTAATTTTTGAGCATGCAGCCGAGAACAATAGCCCCGGAACTGAGACTACTCAAGAGACCACTATCAGCTTTTCTTACAACCTACCTCAAAATTTTTCTAGTGTTTATGAGCTAGCATCTTCTGCAGATTTTCAAGCAAGGATAGGTACATCTGCTAACATTCAAACGGTAGCCTTATCTTGCGATGGAACTACGTTAACCGATGTGTTTAACTGCAGTATACCTAATAATCTTAATAACTTTATTAAATATAAAAGTGGTATTACAGATGTTGACCAACCTATAGCGATAACTACAACGCCTGCATCTACGTCAATAGGTCTTCAGATACCTGCAATGCAGTTTGTTGATGACGTTACTACACCTACAACTTTCTTTGAAGAGTATTATGAAATAACAGGTTTTGACATAGAGTTTCAAGAGATTGGAGATACCGCAAGCCTTCACAGCAATAGAGGTTACGAGGTCGGCATTATATATATGGATGAATATAAACGCTCATCCACAGCTCTTGTAAGCCCTAATAATACCGTTCACGTTCCTTGTAGTTCATCTACAAACAAAAACTCAATACGTGTAACCATACCACCTCAACAGATAGCACCGTATTGGGCTAAGAGCTACAAGTTTGCTATCAAACCTGATAAGAAGGATTACGACACGATATTTAGTAATATATTCTTTACGGACCCTCAGACAGGGTACGCTTATTTTTTACTTGATGGTCAAAACTCCACCAAAATTGAGGAGGGTGATGAGCTTATTGTAAAAAGAGATACTCAGGGGGCAAGAGGTAATTGCACTTGGGCAACAGTCTTAGAGAAAGAAGCTAGGTTAGCTGACTTTATTCCTGAGTTAGATAATGAGGTATATGTACCTGCAGGTACATACATGAAGTTACTTCCAAACAATTTCAATACTACACTAGAGGACAACGCCTATATTTCTTATGGTGACTTAACATCTAAAGGTGAGAATTGTAGAACAATAAACTACCCTGTAACATTAACGTCTACAGGAACTACAAATTACGACCTTCCTGCAGGCTCTCGTATTAGAATTAGAATAGAAAACAAGAGAGATGGTAAGAATGGTGTTAGCTATAAGTATTGGTTTGTAGACTCTGAATTTACAGCTCCAAAAGATTACAATAACTTTAAAGAGTGGTTCGATGACAACAATATAGATGTAGCCTTGGAATCTCAAGCTGTTACTGACGGTGTTAGCGGCCCTAACTATAGTGAAACAGCTACAAGTAGGCCTTGTAATTGCTGTAATATTTACACCAACTTTAACACTGCGGGCACTAGATTTGTTGTTAAAAGCTCAGAGGGTCACGGTAGAAGCTCAAGAAAGAATACTAGAATAAGCGTGCTTATAGAGGTGGTAAGAGCTGTTAGCGAGATTGTTTTTGAGTCAAACCCTCAAGATGCTGAGCCGGACCTGTGGTATGAATCCTCAACTTGTTACGAGGTAGATTCTAACGGTCATCACCAAGGTAATATCCAAGACCAAACAGCTTCTGCTTCAGGGATTGTAGATACTGAC